TCTAAAGATCAGCACATAATTCCCCATTATACGCGCGTATAATGGGGAATTATGTGCTGATCTTTAGAACAAAGTCAAGGAACAAATTTTAGCGTTCCGATATTGTGTTTTTGTTTATTATCCGTTATTGTGTTCTGTTAGTTTGTGACTAAGTTAACGCGTTATTAGTTATCTTATTCTCAAATTGTGTTACGATAATCCGAGCGGATAATCAGGAGAGGAAAGATGAGCAAAGTAAAAATCGGTGAATTAATAAACTCACTTGTTAGCGATGTTGAGTCAATAGATAACTCTGACCGTCCTCAAGGGGAAAAAACAAAAAAAATAAAAGCTGTTGCATTAAAATTTAAAAATGCATTATTTAATGACAAGCGAAAGTTTAGGGGGAAAGGATTAGAAAAAAGAATTACAGCCAACACATTCAATGCCTATATGAGCAGGGCCAGAAAACGGTTTGATGATAAACTTCATCATAGCTTTGAAAAAAATATACATCGCCTATCTGAAAAGTATCCTTTATATAATGAGGAGCTATTATCATGGCTTTCTCTACCTGCTGCCGATATTCGCCAGAGAATGTCAGCTTTACAGGCAAAATTAAAATTAATTCTCCCTTTATCAGAAGATTTATCTAATATCAGAATTGGTGATAACAAAAGTCATAATAAGTTATTAAAATTATCAAATAAATATAAAGAGTGGCAATTCGCCATTTCTGATTTAACTAGCGATAACTGGAAAGATAAGCGCGATTATTTATATAAATTACTACAGCAAGGATCTGCCTTACTTGAGGAGTTGAATCAGCTAAAAGTTAACCATGAGATTCTCTATCATCTTCAACTAAGCCCTGCCGAACGCGCATCTATCCAGCAACGATGGGCAGACGTTCTGCACAATAAGAAACGTAACGTGGTGGTCATTGATTACCCTAAATATATGCAAGCTATTTACGATATTATAAATAGCCCTGCTACATTAAATAATCTAAACACTCGTTCAGGTATGGCTCCTTTGGCATTTGCACTTGCTGCATTGTCAGGAAGACGAATGATTGAGATTATGTATCAAGGTACATTTACTGTTTCTGGTAAGTATACCGTTGATTTTTTAGGCCAAGCAAAAAAAAGAACTTCTGATGATATAACCAGAAAAATATATACATTATGCGAAGCAAAAACATTTGTTTATTTAATAAATGTACTTCGCTCATGCCCAGCAGCATCTGATTTTGATGATGTCGTTAAAGGTTATGGAGATAACGACACACGCTCTGAAAACGGACGGATTAATGCCATATTAGCAAAGGCTTTTAACCCGTGGGTTAAATCATTTTTCAAAGATGACCGCCGTGTTTATAAAGATAGTCGTGCTATTTATGCCCGTATTGCGTATGAAATGTTTTTCCGCGTAGATCCTCGTTGGAAAAACGTAGATGAGGATGTTTTCTTTATGGAAATTTTAGGCCATGACGATGAAAACACTCAATTACACTATAAGCAATTCAAGCTGGCCAACTTCTCAAAGACATGGAGGCCAAATACTGGAAACGAAAATACCAGGCTGGAAGCATTGCAGCAGCTTGATGACGAAATGCCAGGATTCGCCAGAGGAGATGCCGGAGTTCGTCTGCATAACACAGTTAAGCAGCTGGTAGAGCAGGACCCCTCTATAAAAATCACGAACAGCACTCTAAGAGCATTCAAATTTAGCCCTACAATGATTAGTCGATACCTAGAGTTTGCTGCTGATGCTCTGGGGCAATTTGTTGGCGAAAATGGACAATGGCAGCTGAAAATAGATTCTCCAGAAATCGTTATGCCTGACGAAGAAGAGCTGGAAGCAATACCTGAACAGACGGATGAATTATCAGAGGATGACGATCTGGATGACGACGAAATTGAGATAGAGGAAGAGGAAGAGGAAGAGGAAGAGGAAGAGGAAGAGAGCGTAGAAGAACAGCAACCGCCCGCGCCTTCTTCACCTGTATCTAAGCCGGTATTTAAGCCTGTGAGAAATATTGGTGATGGCTCATACGTTGTTGAGTTTCATTATAATGGCCAGAATTATGCTTGGTCCGGCAGTGCAAACAGCCCTATATCAGCAATGCAGTTAGCATGGCTGACATATTTCGGATAAAGCATACGGTAAAGGCACCGAATTATCGGTGCCTTGTTGTGTGGTCTACCTCGCCTGCCCCTTTTCGTCCTCATCCAACTTTCTGATGGCCGTAGAATCAATACCCGCCGCCATACACACATCAGATGCAACAAACCACGGTTCGCCGTTAATCATCACTACACGAACCTGATGCTCTTCCTGAAAGGAAAATACTGCTAACGCGCTCATTCAGCCTCCTTATCGTGCAGCAATTGCGACGAGAGCGATGCTGAATAACCCTGTGCTTCGTGTGTTAGCTCACACGCAATTTGAAGGAGTTTCCCTGCTTCTGAGAGATAAATCGACGCCTCACAACTGGAGATTGTCCGATGGGCTGATGATACGAGCGCATAGACCTGAGCCAGACGTTCATCCAACGATTCCAGCAGGCCAACAGTGTTCATTTTTACCTGATTCATGCAGCCACCTCGCGCACCGGAATACGGGCAGACAATACCAGGACAAACCGGCTGGCGAACTGGCGACGAGCTTCCCGTTCAGATGACGCGATGGTGGAAAGATGATGGATGTGTGACTTTTTGTCTGTGCGAACGATTGCCGCAAATTTGAATTTGAACATGGTATGCACTCCGTTTAATTGGTCGTGCTACCACCAGAGTTCCTACGCTCTATATGGCGGTAGCCCAGACGGGGGTAGGAATACCGGTAAACGAAGAAACCGGCCAGCTAAAAGCTGCCCCATCTGAGCCACCATAAATTTGGTGTACGCAGATTTTACACACAAAAAAACACGCTGGCGCGTGTTGTGCGCTTCATTTACTCGGGTTCCTACGCCCGGCTACGGGATTTACCGTAGCGGAGTAAACTTTACCGTCAAAACGACGCACACGTCAATAATTTGCAAAGACATTTTACCCCGTGACCAGTCACGGGGACAGGTGTTTTTATAGTTTGCTTGAACGAGTGATCAGAAGTTGATCGTTAATCAAAGGCCATTACTGATTAAGAGATTGGAAATACCTAACTAACTTACCGGCATCATCACATTTTTCTTTATCTTCGTCCTTAACATAGCCGCGACAAAAGGCTGAATAAAATTTTGCATTTTCAGAAGCAAAAGCAGCCGTCGAAAGGAGCAGCTCTTTGCATGACTCTTTTGATGCAGCATCGGGATTATTTTTACATGCAAGCTCCGCTGATGAGTTAATAACAGAAATGCTATCTTCCTGGGCATAAACTGCAGCAGAAAAGGCAAAACATAAAACAAAAATAAAACTCTTCACTTTATCTCCTGTAACAGTCATCACAATTCAATCAACTTTTTTAGCATCAGCCATACGATTCAACCAGGAATCAACAATCGGTTGCTCATCTACAGAATGTTTACCAGGTATAACTCGCCAGCTATCTTGCGAAAATCTGCCGTACTTATGCGGGAATAGGCCTTTCTTTATCTCCCGCCATGTACTAGGAAAACCATCCACAAAAGTACCAATTAACAGGAGAGGGACAAAAATCAGAGCTACAAACCATCGTGCAAGAAAGTGTTCAACAACAACATTTTCACCGTTGTAGTAATACGCATACGCATCCAATATGCGAATTTTCCTTACCTTAAAAATAGCCTTATGCTGAGAACGACTTAACTTGATACGAATGTATCCCTTATCCAAAGGGGATTCGTATTTGTATGATTGAACAGCCATTTTTAACCCCACTCACCATCAGCAAACAAAGCGTTATACTCTGACAATGGTAGACGGTTGCCCTCGATGTAGAGATTCAGTTCATACTTCGTCTCCGGGTTTTCCTTGTCGGCTAGTTCCCAACGCTCAGCAGCCTTACGCGCCAATAATTCCACTGCTTTCAGATAATCCTCCGTACGGAACCAGCCAAAGATAAGGCCACGATCTGTTACAGCCCAGGCGACCTTTTTTTCTTCCTCCTGGATAGCCCTAATGCGTCGTTCGCATTCATCCCGGCAGAACTGCAGCTGACGGTAATCAAGTTTGTCCAAAAATGCAGTAGTAGACATATTTTTACTCCCTGTTCACCGAAAATTCACGATAGAAACGTTTCCACATACGATAAGTCTGCGCAAATTGTTCACCACGAAACATCGCCTTCCTGGCCTTCATGTTTTCCTTGTGAGACTTTCGGTCTATGAACCAAAACCATAGATGGAACACACAAAGCAAGAGACACAAAGATAATATCCAATCATTACCCATAGAAAGCGCCCTGCTCTTCGTAGCTGCATGAGCTATTCCCCGTAATGTATTCACGTAACCGCCGCAGCTCATTGCTGGAAAGGTGATCCATGAACTCTGTGAGGTACAGGGATGCAAACGTCATAGCTATGCTGGCTGATGACCATGATGACATGGTGGCCAACTCCTCACTGGAAAGCGCACTCATCGCCCAGGACTCAGGTACAGCCACTGGCAACACGGCCAAAGCCTCAGAAATTACTGAATGAGGGGCGTTTTGAACCTGCTCGTTTGTGGATCGCGTTTTATCATCCATATATATATTGAGATCCAAATCGCGATCCATTTCGATGGCGGTCTTCTCGGCTTTACGCGTTTTCAGGGTTAGGCCATCTTTCTGACGCTGAGCAAGAATATCCAGCATAAATGCCGCTGATTCAGGCTCAACAAAACGCAAGGTTGGACGCTTATCGCCGTCTCTGCCGCGACGTTTACCTGTTTTAAGGCCAAGAGAGTCGCAAATGTTTTTAAACAACGCTTCCGGCACTTTAGGCTTCCCTTTTGGCGTCATAAAACCACCAATGTGCAGAACGTTATTCAACAGGTCACGGCGTTCGGCTGTCATGAGGTTATCTCGAGCAAATTTGAGACGCTCCTGAGTCGCCTCGCCGGTCATAGTCTCAGGGTTGATACCGCAGTCGATAAAGTACTGCCGGAGAGTTGCTGATTTAAGCGCATAGAAACCGCGCGCCCCGACTTCAACAGTAGGAGTAGCTTTTACCTTGTAGTCGATTATTCCAGGGAATTTAGTTTTAAAGACATCATCAGCCTGCTCGCGAGTCATTGCGGTCACTACAAAATATTGCCACTGTCCCGCCTGACGGTATGCGTAGGTAAAATTGATGGCTGCTTCTTCCCGGTCGTAACGACGAGCTGTTACCTCATCTAAAAGCATTGTTTCATAGCGGCGAACTTTGTCTCGAGCACCATCGAAATAGAATTTCAGCGTGCCTTCTTCAACCGGTAGTTTCAGTTCGTTCTCAATATCCCAGCGGACAAGTTTTGCCTGTTCTTCAAGCGTTAGCGCGCGTTTTTTTAGCAGTTCTTCACGCTCTGATTCTTGTGGAGTTTCTGTATTGAGATGCAGATCCAGTGTCTGTTCCCACACAATATCCCGCGCTTCTTTACGCAGATCTTTACCGATATCATTTGCAGCATAATCGGTGGCCAGCGGCGATATCTTATAACCGTCGCTGTGCATGATGCAGATCATGTTGCTGGCGTAGTCGTTACGTGCAGACGCTTCAATTGCGGCTGCTTTAATTTTCATCCTGGTAAAGTCGGTATTGGCCACCCCCATTGATATACGGTCGCCATCGAAAACGACATCCGTCAGTTCACCGTTCATACCTGCAGTAGCAAGCAATGCCTGGGCGAATGCTCGTTCTATTTTTTGCGGGTCAGTTTCACGTTTTGCACGAGCTTTATCAAAGCCGATAATAAATTCTTTTGCTGTACGGTCGCGGCGTAGCATTTGCACTGCGTCGCTGGGTACAACTTCACCACAGAACATGCCGAAATGACGGTCAAAATGTTTTTGCTCAATCGACACGCCGGATGAAATAGACGGGCTATAAATCAGGCCGTCGTATTTTTTGACCATCTTTTTCGGTTGATTGGTAAATGCTTCAACTTCTGGCTCTGGTTTGTTTTTCTGGTTTACACACAGAAATTTCTTACCAGGAAAATGCATTCTCAGGGTGGCTGTCACATCTTCTGCAAAGGTGGAGCTGTCGGTGGCCAACATGATTTTTTCGCCATCCGATACAGCTTTCACCACCTCGGTCATGATGCGATCTTTTTCTGTATAAAAAACCCGGATTGGCTCACCTGTTTCGCGGTTGCGAACATCAACAGGTAATTCAATTACGTGGATCTGCAGCCATGCCGGTAAACCTAGTTCTTCACGGCGTTTCATAGCTAGTTCAGCCAGGTCAACCAGCAGATCGTTCGCATCAGCATCCACCATGATTGGGTGTTGTTCCGTTCTGGCCAGCGCGTCAATTAGCGTATTGAATACAGCCACCGGGTTTTCCATAGCCCGACCGGAAAGAACGGCACGTAGCCCTTGTGTGGCCTCGTCAAAGCCAAAATAGTCGTGCTGGCGCATCAACGGTTGCCAGCAGTTTTTAACAATCGAGTTTATGCAGATGGTCAGTTTACTGGCGTATGGAGCCATTTCCTGATAGCCAGGATCCTGATAGTGCAGGATATCGGCTTTTACACCTTTTCCTTCTGTCATCATTTCCCACAGGCCACCAATAAGGGAGACACGGTGAGCAACAGAGATACCACGTTCTGAGCTATGCATTAACGGTCGTAACAATCCAGTAGATTTGCCGGAACCCATACCAGCACGGACGATGACTATCCCCTGTAGTGATTGCACGTACTTCAGGACATCATCGGTCATTACCGAAGTTTCAAAACGCTTATAGGTGATATGTTGAGGTCGTTTATTGGGATCAGTTATGCGTTCGCTGAAAGAGCGCGGAGCCTGGGCAATACGGCACTTTTTATTCAGGCGACGGGCAATGTGGTCTTTTACCGTAGCACGATAGATATTTTCCAGTCCCATTTCACGCAGAACGATGCAGAACATGTTAAATAAATCTGACGGACTGTTAGGAACCGGACAGGTTAGCATGCCAATATCCACCGCTCTCAGCAGCTCTTTGGCAAAAGTACGACGGTTATCCCGCTTAATTGTCTTCAGGCGGTTGAGCGTCAGAGATAGCAAATCAGTACCGGTTTTCAGGCGGTTTGCTGTTGCAAATAGTTGACGTGCTGTTTCACGAAGTCCACGTAGTTTGTGCAGGTCGTTGAAGTCACTGCACTCCATTTGCGGATCGTCTTCAAAAGTTGGATAGACGCAGCGGACATCGTTGAATTTCGATAAGATTTCATAGCCAGTCCGCAGGCCGGTATTCCCTTTTCCTTCTGTGGCAGATTTCCGGTCATTATCCAGTGCGCAGGTGATTTTTGCCGCCGGGTACATGTTTACCAGTTGTTCCACAACATGAACCATGTTGTTAGCGGATACAGCGACAACCACAGCGTCAAAGCGTTTATCTTTTTTCGTGGCAAGCCAGATGGATGCACCAGTAGCAAAACCTTCTGTAACAGCGATGTTTTGCGCCCCTTTCAGCTCACCGATAACAAAGCAGGCACCGACGAAATCGCCGCTGGTTACTGCGCTGGTCTGGTATTTCCCACCTTGTTTGTCGATTCGCTGCCAACCCACAATACGACCATCATAACGACTGTCCAGGTGAGCCAGAGGGATAGCCATATATGTGGTTGGCCCCCGGCTCCATTTCGCACTGTCGTGACTGGTCACGCGACGCACATCACATGAACTAAAAACGTCACGAATACCTTTTTTAATCGCATATGGCCATGAGCCGTCTTCAGCCGGAGCATGTTCCCACGCGCTGTGGAATGCCAGCCATCCCAGCAAACGTTCATGGTCCATTTGGTTGTTTTTCAGGTCATTAATTCGTTTTTGTTCTTCACGGCGACGACGTGCTTCGGCCTGACGTTCTATTCTTTCCCGTTCTTCTTCCGGTTGTGCGACCACGGTCGCATTATTCCGTTGTTGCTCACGGCGATATTCAGAAAACAGGAAGGAGAAACCGCTCCATGAGCCAGCATCGCTGCCTTTATGGACGAAGTTAATGAACGGGTAATCAATCCCTTTGCTGTGTTCCAGCCTGGAGTAAATTTCTACGCGTCCTTTCAGGCTCTTTTCGAGAGCTTCTGGAGATGTTTTATTGTATGAAGAGTAACGCTCAACCCCCCCGCGAGGGTTGAGTTGGATGTTGTCGGAACAGGCAGGCCAGTTGATACCAGCCATCTGTGCCAGCTCGGTTAGTTCATCCCGTGCTGCTTCAATTAGCGAGAACGGATCGCTGCCAAAGCGATCCGCATAGAAATCGTTTAATGTCATTTTTTAGCCATTCCATGCGAATTATGTTTTTTCGGGTTGAAAAAATCCGCAGGAGCAGCCACAATAAACGCATCTTGAATTGACGGAATCCGTCGCGTTACTGTGGCTGCTTCCTGAAAAGGACCCGAGTTTGCCGACTCGGGTTTTTTTTCGTCTTTTTTCTGCTGCTGTAACCTGAGTCAACCCACAGAACATATGCCCTGCATTAAACCAGATTTACAGCAAACAATAAACCCCGTATTAAGTCATCTACCCTCAACCATGAATGATTTGATCGTTCCGACTATTTGGTGAACAAATTCAAGATCGCTTTTCCTGAAGATGGCGCGTTGTGAGTTTGTTCCATCCAGATAGTAATTTTCATCATCAAAACGGGCCAGGCGCTGGATAGTGATATTTCCTGCAGTATCACGAACCAGAACATCCTCGCCGGGGACCAGTTCCAGCGCAGAATCGACCAGGAGAAAATCGCCTGGCTGATAGTTTCCCTGCGTAAGATTGCTGATAGTTAACGCATACACAGTATTGCGCTGGCTGATGAATGGCAGGAATCGCTCAGTATTTGGAACCTGTCCCGGCTTCCACTCTTCATCCGGCCCACTTTCAGTTGTGCCAATAACAGGAATGCGATCAGGGTCATATTCTGTCCCATATAGCACCCAATGCACTGGCTTGCGTAAGCACTTAGCCAGGGCAATACCTATCTCCAGTGACGGCATTACGTCGCCACGTTCTAAGTTTTGGACGCCTGCTATAGAGATATCGACAGCCTCAGCAACTTCTCGCAACGTCAGCTTCATCTCTAAACGGCGTGCTTTCAGTCGTTCGCCTCGTGTTTTCATACTGTAATCATAAATGATCTTCTTATAGCTGGCTATAAAATTTATTTATTATAGCTGGCTTTAATTGTTGTTTATTGTTTATAATAACAACATGAAACCAGAAGAACTTATTCGCCATTTTGGCAGTGTAGAAAAAGCAGCGGCAGGGGTAGGTGTAACACCCGGAGCTGTTTACCAATGGTTAACCGCTGGAGAGATTCCTTCATTGCGGCAAAGCGATATTGAAGTTCGTACTGCTTATAAGCTGAAGAGTGACTTTACAACTCGGCGGGTAAAGCAGTCGATTAAGGAGAGTCGTAAGCGTGGAGCTTGAGTATATACGCAGCTGCGTCTCTACGGCATTGGCTGATGTTCATTATCGCCAGCGTGGCATTCTGGAGGTCCAGCTTGAGCAGATGCGTCTCGGTAGATCAGGACGGTTTAACAATAAACCAGTCCGGTCAATCAGTGTGGGGGATGATAACTCATACGAAGTGTCCGTTCCTGCTGAGCCGGTTAGATTCCACCAGGGGAAAACATTTAAACAATCATCAATGTTGCTCACTGATATTGATTTTCAGAGCGCCAGCTGGCGCAGGGCTATTGGTCAGTTGAATAACGAGGAATCAGCCTGGCTTTATTATTGCTACGGATGCAAGCCTGATTACAACAATGATGTGATTGTTTGTCAGTGGTTATGGCTTGATTTTCTGGTTGCTCATTCGGGGGGCGGCTTTAAAAAAATGAAGGCCTCCACGAAAAAAGCCATGCGGAAATTGATTTATTACGCGGCACAACAGGTTAAATCAGAACTTACGTGTGCTGAGGCAGTTGATGAGAGAGAACAGGACAGGCATCTGAGTTTTCTACTGAATATATCTATTGATAGCTGGAGACAAGATTATAAAGAACGCTGGCTTTTAATTAAGTCGCGATGTCTGAGCTTAAATCGAACTGCATTATTAAATGCGGCGGAGAAGCGCAGTGAAATCATCAAACGCCATCGGGCAGGAAGTGCCATTCTGTCTTTGTAAACAAGTTATGTTCAGGAAACCGTCGAAGCCAGAATTAAGGTATTCGGGGGTAAGAAATGAATATGTTATCTGGTGTCCAACTTGTGGTTACAGGACACGACCAGATAGTAATAAGCAGTCTGTAATTGCCGATTGGTATTTATCAAATCAGCCAGGTAATAAGCATATAGAAAATCTTTGGATTAAGCGTTACTTGGAAATCAGAGAGGGTGCGACCGTGGTCGCACAAGAAAATGAAAATAACGCCATTTAAGCAGGGGCCGATGACGCATGATGAAGCAGAGCGTCTTTCAGATACTTATCGGCGGCGTGGTAAGAAAGTTCTGGTTGTTCGTTCTGATTTTTTAGGTGATGGATATTGCGTTTATGTTCATTTACCTGAATCAGAAAGAACGCCAAAACCATCCAGAACATATCAACAGAAAATTTGGGTATAGATAAACGTTGAGGAGAATTATTCGTGACTAATCAGATTATTTACGACAGGAAACGGTCTGATGTAATGATTGACCTTGAAACAATGGGTACTAACACATGTGCTCCAATTGTTTCTATCGGGGCAGTGTTTTTTTCTCCAGAAAGTGAGGAATTAGGTCCTACTTTTTATGTGCCAGTGAATCTCAGAAGCTCGATGTTGAATGGTGGTATCGCCGATGGTGATACCATTTTATGGTGGTTGAAACAGAGCAAGGAAGCCAGAGCCGCTATTTGTACTAATGATGCCCTTGATATTAAGGATGCACTTTTTGAATTATCACACTTTATTACTTGCCATGCATGTAATTTAAAAAAATTGAAAGTATGGGGAAATGGAGCAACGTTCGATAATGTAATTTTACGCGGTGCTTATGAGCGCGTTGGCTTAGCCTGTCCGTGGGAATATTTTAATGATCAGGATGTTCGAACAATCGTTAATCTTGGTCAGTTTATTGGTTTTAATCCTAAAAAAGATATGCCATTTGATGGCGAACGACACAATGCCCTGGCTGATGCTATTCATCAGGCTAAATATGTATCCGCAATTTTCTCCCGTCTTGTAAAAGGGCAAGGAGAATCGTAATGGCAAAGGCTTTTACACCAGAACAGAGGGAAGAACTGAATAAACAAATTGTGGAACTCGTGCGCCTGAATGGACGAGGAACGGTTAGGCAACTTGCGGATGAAACTGGTATTAGCCGGTGTGCTGTTAGTCGTTTATCAAGAGAGCTTGCTGCCAGCGGTGATTTGTATATCTCTGGCTCCGGGATATTTCTGTCTGCACAAGCACGCAAGGACTGGCAAAACGCCCGTAAAAAACTATCAAGAGTAAAGCCGAAGAAATCGGTAGTGGTTGATCCAGACCTTATCTGGTCATTACCTGACGGAGAAATACGTCGTTACGACAGGCGCTTGAACATGATTTGTCACGATTGTCGGAAGAGCGAAGTTATGCAGCGTGTGTTGGCGTTTTATCAGGGAAATTTTCAGGAGGTGGCGTAGTGAATATCGACACCACGATAACGATCGATACGGCCCTAAATACCGGTCTGGCACTTCTCGGTTGGTTTTACATCATGTTCAGTGCGGGGAAGTGGGCGGCCTCTGTTTTTCTAAAGCAGTGGGGAAAGCGCCGCAAACAGGAAAAACGCCAGAAAGCGTTGGAGGCGTTCTATGACGCATTTGAACTTAGCCGCATTGAGCCAGGCACAACAGCCAAGATAGCGACAAAAGGCGACCTGATGATAGTGATGTTCCGACAGGAGAGAGCAGAGAAAGGTGAATCAGCATGAAATTTTCTAAATTTTCTGAGTTGGTGAATCGTATTTTGTTGAATCGTATTTTGTCCAACAACCACAGCCATCGTCGCGATATGGATGTAACAATCGTTGTTCATTCGCCTGGCAGCATTGGTTCAACACCTTCAGTTGAGGTTCAGTCAATTCACGCTGGTTTTGATTGGGATTCCGGGAAAGTGCTTATTTTCCCATCACAGCCACTGACCACGCTAACACCAGAACAGATTACTGATATCACTGATAGTGTGCGCAAAGGTCAGTCTTGGCACGCATATCAGGAATATAAAAATCATAAAGAGCAGTTGGAAAAATTGTCGATTGAGTTGGAATCAGCCAAAAATCACATAGCAGAACTGGAAGCCAAACCTGTAAGCCAAACTTACAAGTTAACTTTTGAGCAATGGCTGGAACAGCAGCATGACAAAATTGATGTTGATTGTGGATGTGTAAGTACTGAAATGCTTATGCACTGGATAAGGGTCGCGTATGAGGCTGGCAACTATCCGGTAACTCCGGATGGTTGGATAAGCTGTAGTGAGCGAATGCCTGAAAAGGGCCAGAACGTGCTTATTTCGGTGAATTTCGATAGCTCTCTGGTTGAACCGCTAATATGCTCCGCACGCTATACCGGAAGCACCTTTCGGCGCGGAGATGCAACGATTAAGCCGGGTAATGGTATTGAGCAAGCAACTCACTGGATGCCACTACCAGAACCGCCGCAGGAGTCGAAGAGTGAATAAAGCAGAGTTATTTCAGAAAATATCGGCTCTCGCGACTGAATGCCACGCTATAGCATCTGAGCTTGATGTTGGTGATGAACGAACCGAGATGTTCGAAATATACAGTGTGCTGCGCAATCTCTGTCGGCGTGGCTACGCCACTCAAGTAGGGCGAATGACTAACCCACTACTCTCATCCTGTGATGAGGATGACTCAGATGAGGATGACGAATGATGCATAAATCAGTAGCCGGTGAGTTTCAGAAGGAAGTCGATAATACTACCGTTCTATTGGACGATATTTTAAGCATTCTCGCGCTGCTTGAGGCTGGCGATTGGTCAGAACATTGCACTAAAACAGAGCTAGGCGGTCGGCTTGAAAGAGAGATTACACGACTTATTGGTGATGCGCAGGAAGCCACTGTCACTGGCTATGAGTTAATCGCTGAAGCTTGGCGTTTGATGGATGGACAAGACCCTAAAACCAGCGATTGGCATAGCAAGGCTTCGAAGTATTTAAATTCCAATATTGTAGAAAAAGTTGATGATGACCGTATTGAGGCCGTTAAGGCTGTGTTGCGTAGACTGGCTGGCAACTCTCCGGTAACTCCGGATGGTCATATTCAGTTTTCTGTTTCACTTCCTGCAGCGTTTGGTGGAGATAAATATTTTATTGATGGTGTATTTCAACCTTTGAGATATGAGCGTGACTGTGAAAGGGCGGTTGTGGCCGCTGGCGGTGTAGTTAATTGGGTTAAGTAATTTTCAGGAGGATTTATGGCGCTGACACCGGCAGAACGGCAAAGGAGACGCAGGGAACGGTTGAAGAAGGAAGGCACATCAAGACGGGACTGGATTCTAGAACCTGACGAGTTACGTATGTTGGGGGAAATTTGTGTATTGCGTAGACCAGGGCGAGTTCCATATTCGGAGAACGAAGTCATTGGTTTGCTGATCAGGAAAAACTATAAGGAGCTGCAGAAGCAGCTATCTACTACTTGCCCGCGATGTGGTCAAAAAATGCCTGTTTCAGAATGCATTTTTGATGGCGAAGGGTCATGCCACCTTACAACCACGAGGCTGAAACTTGCGCTCAAAGCGTGACTGGTCACGGAGGGATAAATGGATAAAAAGGCATTGCTTTTTGAAATGATACGAAAACGGAGCGAAAAGAGCTTTTCTGATGGTGGTGATGGTTTTGTTTTCGCTTCGATGCTTTCTTTTGATGTTGGGTTAAATAGCAGAATTGTTAAAAGGATGCTTGATTCTGCTGTCCGTACTGGACTTCTTGAGAAAGTTGATCGTGGCATAGGGAGAGAGCATAAGTATCGGGTCACACAGCAGTTTACGCAGTTAATTCATTGAAAATTGACCGTAAAGTTTGAGTTTTACCCTGTAATTTTATACAGTATAAATAACCTTTTTTAGTTAAATGGTATGAGATTTAATGTCTGAAGCAGCCGTATCAACTCTTGAACAACTCGATTCAAATTTAAGAGATATTGACGCCGTTCTGGATCTGGTTAGCGTCACCCTGGCTTCTCCAGAAGCCAGCCTACATATTGGTGAGGTTTCACGACTCATCAACATGTCGCGAGAGATTGCCCAGCATTGTCAGCAAACTATCGCTGTTGAGCGTTCACATCATTGATGCACACCCCGCCCTTCTGGACGGGGTAGTAAAAGAGTCTAATTAATAAACAGCGCGAATATCGATGGTTGCGCCGCAGGCATGAGCATATTTAGCCAAAGTTTTCATACTTGCCCCTAAAGGATTGCTTTCCAGGCGGCTGATGGCTGACGGTCGCAACCCCATTCGTTCAGCCAGAGCTGATTTCGTTAAACCTGCTCTTTCCCTCATTTCGTATAACATTTCGACCATCTCCAGCTCTTTGTCGGCCTCTTCATATCCTTTGACGGCTTCTGGAGTGTTGAGGAGTTTTTCTTTTACTTCGTTAAACGGGATGCCTTTCGCTTTCATCAGTTCATCTCCTTCAGGCGAGTTCTGGCGATTTCGATAGCCTTCACCGGTGTTTTCTGTGTCTTTTTTACAAATGCATGCAATAGATAAATTTCGTTACCAGTCGCGTAGGCGTACAGCGTTCTTGCGATGTTTTTATCCCCTACTCGTAGTTCAAAAAGCCCTCCACCTATTACACGGCTATGGGGCATCTTCAGTTTGTTGCCTTCTTTCTCCAGTCGCTCAATTAATCTGGTCATGCGACCTCGCAAATCATCTGGTAGTTCAAGCAGTTCATCCAGTGCTGCAGGGTGGGTTATCACGTTAAACATATTATAGCCTCCATATCCATAAAATACACCAAAACAAGAAAACAACGCAAATCAAAAATTTCACTAAAAAGCGAAAAATAACACTGGATGTGTTCGTTTGGCAGAGTTACAGTTCGTGTCATTGAGGGGTAATAACCCACTAACTATATGAATTTGGAGGATATTATGAATTATCAAGGTAACGAAAAAATGCGCGACGACGTTGCGGAGATAGCTAACGAACTGTATGAGTTGTGGCAGAAGGTTGAACGTTTCGAAAAGGAATATGGTTTCAACAGTACCAACCTAACAGACCGACTGGCTGGTCGCTTAGTTGGGACTATGGGGCCAAAACTGGCTGAGTTGAACCGCTTTATGGCTGATGTTGATTTCCAGTTTCAAGATTGATTAGAGAGGCGTTATGAATATTAATGAAATTCGTGGAAATATGACTGAAGCGGCCCTGAGTGTGGAATGTGTTATGCGTGGATACCCACGCATTTCCCTGAAAGAGTTAAGCGAAGCCTGTTTTTTGAGTCAAGCTGCCGTTGAATTTATCATCGAACAGATGATCTGTTTTGGGGTTGCAAAGCGTAGCGGATCTGGTCGATATTCTTTGACCGATGAATATAAGCAGGCAACTTTCTAAAAGCTGTGCGACCACGGTCGCACAGCACAAAAACGAAAAAGCTTGGCAAAATGACGGTTTTTAGTTATTGTTTTGTTAAGTTGGGTTTTTTGTACCCAACAGCCAACAAGCCGCCTTTATGGCGGTTTTTTTGTGCCTGAAAAGTGGGCGCAGGACAAGTTGCAGCTTGTCCTGCGGTCAACCCATGCCAGAGCTATAGGCTGAACCTAAAGCCCACCCGCGATGCGCATCGCCGGGTTAGCTTACCCAGGCAAAAAAATAATAGCTATGTTCAAAACCACTAATATTCATGGCGCACAACTCGTTTGCGCAGATTCTCTGCAATTTATCAAAACCATCCCTGATAACTCGGTCAATTTGATTGCAACAGACCCACCATACTTCGGCGTAAAGGCTAACGCATGGGATAACCAGTGGGATAGCGATGCTGACTTTTTGGGGTGGATTGACGAATTTTTGGCAGAATTTTGGCGGATATTGGCCCCTAATGGCAGCCTGTATATGTTTACCGGCTCTCGCCTTGCGTCAAAAATTGAATTATTAACTCGCGACCGTTTCAATGTTCTGAACCATATCATTTGGGCTAAACCCAGTGGTATGTGGCGCGGTTGTCATAAAGAAAGTTTAAGGGCTTATTTTCCTGCTACTGAAAGAATATTATTTGCAGAGCATTACGGCGCGTCAGGTTATGCTAAAGGTCAGTCAGGTTATGCTTCAAAATGTGCAGATTTAAGAAAAAATATTTTTTCTCCACTAATTGATGCTTTTTCGCTGGCTCGCCGTCAGTTAGATATATCAGCCGCAGACATTAATTCAGCGACAGGAAAGCAGATGTGTTCACACTGGTTTTCTTATTCGCAGTGGCGGCTTCCATCATTAATTGATTTTAATAAACTATGCGAATTATTTCGCAGGAAGGCAGATTCACTCGGTGTCCCGTGTCCATATCCTTTTAATTTTGATTATTCAGAACATGAAAAGCGTTATAGCGATCTGAAATTGCATTATGAGGAAGTAAAGAAGCAGTATGATGATTTGAAGGCTCAGTATGAAAATTTACGCCGTCCATTTCATGTTACTGCTGATGTACCTTATACCGATGTATGGGAGTTTCCTCCTGTGCAATATTATCCTGGCAAGCACCCATGTGAAAAACCTGCAGCGATGATGGAACATATTATAAAGAGTAGTTCACGCCCCGGAGATATCGTTGCCGATTTCTTTATGGGATCAGGCTCAACTATTAAAGCTGCGCTGAAGTTAGGACGTCAGGCAATAGGTATTGAGATTGAGGGCGAACGTTATCTTCAGACAGTTGATGAAGTGAAAAAGTTATTTGAGTAACTGGAGAATATATTCCCCTGCCGTTTTTGGTAGGGGTTATTTTCGCCATATAGTTTCCAAGCCGAAACCTCAGCAACTATTGCGAGGTAAGAGATATGAAGATGGATGAACGATACAGCAGTGCATCTTATGGTAGCGCTGGTCTTGCTGCGTTCTTTGCCAGCCTGTCATTGCAGGATTGGGGCTTCATTATCGGTGTCGCGTTCAGCATTATCCTCGGTGTGCTTACATACCGGCTCAATAAACGCGAGCAGATGAAGCGCACGAAGATATTGCAGGACATATTGGATAAAACTAATACCAATAATCTTTCTGCTACAGCGATGGTTATTGGAGAGCTGGGGAAGAGAGCACCGAAGGAAATATGATGCAGTCATCATTACGCAAAGCTGTCACAGCTGCTATTGGTGGCGGGGCTATTGCCATAGCGTCTATGCTCATCACTGGCCCAAGTGGTAACGATGGTCTGGAAGGTGTCAGTTACATACCATACAAAGATATTGTTGGCGTATGGACTGTATGTTATGGACACACTGGAAAAGACATCATGCTAGGTAAAACGTATACCGAAGCAGAATGCAAAGCTCTCCTGAATAAAGACCTTGCCACTGTCGCCAGACAAATTAACCCGTACATCAAAGTCGATATACCGGAAACAACGCGCGGCGCTCTTTACTCGTTCGTTTACAACGTGGGCGCTGGCAATTTCAGAACATCGACGCTTCTTCGCAAAATAAACCAGGGCTATATCAAAGGCGCATGTGACCAGCTATGTCGCTGGACATATGCTGGCGGTAAGCAATGGAAAGGGCTGATGACCCGTCGTGAGATTGAGCGTGAAGTCTGTTTGTGGGGGCAGCAATGAGCAGAGTCACCGCGATTATCTCCGCTCTGGTTATCTGCATCATCGTCCGCCTGTCATGGGCTGTTAATCATTACCGTGATAACGCCATTACCTACAAAGAGCAGCGCGACAAAAACGCAAGAGAACTGAAGCTGGCGAACGCAACCATTACTGACATGCAGCAGCGCCAGCGTGATGCTGATGCACTCGATGCTAAATACACGAAGGAGTTAGCTGATGCGAAAGCTGAAAATGATGCTCTTCGGCGCAAGCTTGATAATGGTGGTCGGGTGCTCGTCAAAGGAAAATGCCCTGTGCCATCCTCAGCCGAAACCTCCAGCGCCTCCGGCATGGGCAATGATGCCACCGTCGAACTCTCTCCAGTTGCTGGACGAAACGTTCTCGGTATCCGGGACGGAATCATCAGCGACCAGACAGCATTGAGAATGCTTCAGGAGTACATCAGGATCCAATGCCTTGGGGGGTAGCGGTAATTTTACTCATTATCCTTCAAATCAGATTCTGTTGTCAGAGGAATGGGGGAAGCTGGATTCGCAAGAGCTTTTTATGGGCAGTTTAGCTAAAAAAAGGCAACACGAAGCTAAAACTACCAACATAAAGTGCTGACCAGCTAGCAGCTGAAATCAGACTCACTGTATACACTTTCACTGGATGAAGTTGCAACATTCCTGCCACCAAAGGAGCAATATAACGCAGCACGGCGATAAAGCGCGAAGTGAAAAGTATTGACACAGAGTTATTTTGCAACTGAAGGCGAACCCGTTCTATTGTATTGGAACGGCTTGATATTATACATGCAAGTTGAGGGATATGCCCAATTATTATACCAAGATGGTAATTAACGATAGTACCGCACCATGCGCCACTCATGACCGTGATTCCAGCTTCCCATGGTGAAAGAGTCGTCTTGCTGACTGTAATTACAGTGGCCATCATAATTGATGCTGGTGGCAATATCGCCGAAATGAGTAAAGTGGATTTTGTGAACGCTATTATAAAAAGAAGCCCCCATAGGCGATATGGATGAAGTACAAAATAGTTCATCAAAGCATTTATCCACTCCATCAATGTCTTTCCTTCTGTGAATTTTTCTTTGCTATTTAACCGTGATACGACTTAATTTAGGCTTAAACACCTTACATTTACAAGGTACTCCTGTGGGGGGCCCTGCCACGGAGCGTCGCAGGAGTGAGTGATGAGGAAGAATTAAAGCAACCTATTGTGACAGGCAGCGATAACAGTAAATCACAGGAAGCATAATCATGGCAAAACCGGACTGGGAGGCCATCGAATCGGCATACCGGGCCGGAGTCCTTAGCCTCCGTGATATAGGCGAGAAATACGGCGTTACAGAAGGGGCTATCAGGAAGAGGGCCAAAAAGCTTGGTTGGGCACGCAGTGGCGGTACGCAGGTTTGCAAAAATGGTACGCAAAAAAGGAAAGTGCGTACCAGCAGAAAGCCTGCCATTACTGGCCTTACACAAAAAAGTACGCAACTAAAAACAGAATCTACACCGGATACGAAACCGATACGCGGAATGCGTACCGATCCCCCGACTAACCCATTCCAACCCGGTAACCAGCAGGCATTAAAACACGGTGGTTATGCCCGTCGCCTTCTGCTCAAAGATGAGGTGATAGAGGACGCTAAAGCGTTGACGCTCGAGGACGAATTATTTCGCCTTCGTGCTAACAACCTTGTCGCTGCAGAGAATATTGGTCGGTGGTTGGTGTCGCTGGAAGATGCTAATGGGGACCAGGAAAGGAAGATGCTGATTGAAAATATCAGCGCCGCCGAGAAAGCAATGATGCGCAATACAGTTCGTATTGAGTCCATCGTTGGCACGCTTGCGACGGTAGGAAAAATATTTGCTGATACAGCCTACCGCAAGGCCGCCACTGATAAGGTGTCTCTGGAGGCTGATCGTCTTCGCCGTGATGCAGGTATTGATGATGGCAATGGAGAGCGTGACCTCAATGACTTCTACTCTGACATCCAAACCGACGCTGAATCCGGCTTTACGTAGTTTCTGGACTATGCGGGCACGTAACAAAGTGCTTTATGGTGGTCGGTCATCGTCAAAATCATGGGATGCCGCTGGCATTGCCATATTTCTGTCGAATAAATACACCCTGCGTTTTTGTTGTGCCCGTCAGATCCAGAATAAAATCGAAGAGTCGGTGTATACCCTGCTCAAAATTCAGATAGACAGGTTTGGTCTGCGGCACCGTTTCCGTATTCTGAACAACAAAATCATTAACCGGGTTACTGGCTCGGAATTTGTTTTTTATGGATTATGGCGCAACATCGAAGAAATTAAGTCACTGGAGGGGATCGATGTGTTGTGGCTGGAAGAAGCCCACGCACTGACGGAATACCAGTGGAAAATTCTGGAGCCAACGATCCGTAAAGAGGGTTCGGAATGCTGGTTCATATTCAACCCCGGACTTGTTACTGATTTCGTCTGGCGCAACTTCGTTGTTGATCCGCCCGAAGGCACTCTCATCCGCAAAATTAACTATGACGAAAATCCGTTTCTGTCTGACACCATGCTTAAGGTTATCGACGCGGCGCGACGCCGTGATCCGGATGGTTTTAAACATGTGTATGAGGGCGTTCCGGAGTCTGATGATGATGCGGCAATCATCAAACTGTCTTGGATAGAAGCCGCAGTGGATGCGCACAAAACGTTAAATTTCGAACCCAGTGGAAGAAAGCGTATTGGCTTTGACGTGGCTGACAGTGGTACAGATAAGTGCGCTAACGTTTACCGTCACGGATCCGTTGTTTTCTGGGCCGACGAATGGAAGGCCAAAGAAGATGAATTACTGAAGAGCTGCCAGCGTACTTATCAGGCGGCGCTGGAGCGTGAAGCAGATATTGTTTACGACTCTATCGGTGTTGGTGCGTCTGCCGGTGCTAAATTCTCTGAAATTAACGCTGACCGGAAGAGCGAGAACGCATACGCGCGACGTGTGAATTACCAGAGGTTTAACGCCGGTGCTGGTGTGCATGAGCCAGATGACGAGTACAACGGCATCCCCAACAAAGACTTTTTCGCAAATCTTAAGGCTCAGGCATGGTGGCTGGTGGCTGACCGTTTCAGAAATACGTTTAACGCCATTAACAACGGAGAACAGTATCCTGTGGATGAGCTGATCAGCATAGATTCTCGTTGTCCGTTGCTTGAAAAGCTGAAACTGGAACTGACAACACCTCATCGTGATTTCGACCGTAACGGACGTGTGATGGTCGAAAGTAAAAAAGACCTCGCAAAACGCGAGATACCGTCACCAAACGTTGCTGATGCATTCATTATGGCCTTCGCGCCAATCGATACATCGCTGGATATCTGGGAACAGCTGGGGAGACAGGCCTGATGGCACGAAACAAACAAGCCCTGCGGCGAACTGTGCAGGCCACAGCTGATGGTTATGAGAATTTTATTGCCCGCGTAGGGATGCAGACACCTAACCAGCACTCAGCATCCACCTACCGGGCTAATTTCACCAGTCGTAACCGCATGCTGGTGGAATGGTCCTATCGTTCATCCTAGATCATCGGCGAAGCAGTCGATGCTATCCCGGATGATATGACCCGCAAAGGCATTCGCATCACTTCGGAAATTGATGCAAAAGATCGTGGCATTCTCGAATCACAACTGGATGAGTTGCAAATCTGGGATGCGCTGAATGACGTGCTGAAATGGTCGCGCCTCTACGGCGGCGCGGTGGGTTTCATCATGATTGAGGGGTAGGCACCAATGACCCCGCTGCGACCCGAAACCATCGGTAAGGGCAAGTTTAAGGGGATTCTCCCGCTCGACCGCTGGATGGTCGACCCGGCACTGACCCGCCGCATTAAAGATATGGGGCCGGACCTGGGTAAACCTGAGTTTTACGATGTGGTGACCACAGCAACGGGAATTCCTGCCTGGCGCATTCATCACAGTCGCCTGATTCGCTTTGATGGCGTCACGTTGCCATTTCAGCAGAAGATGACCGAGAACGAATGGGGAATGTCGGTTGTAGAGCGTATCTGGGATCGTCTTACCGCGTTCGACAGCGCTACTGTCGGCGCGGCGCAGCTGGTCTACAAGGCGCATTTGCGTACCTACAGCGTGGAGAAGCTACGCGAGCTTATCGCACTTGGTGGTCCTGCGTATGAAGCGTTGCTGAAGAATATCGACCTGATTCGACAGTTCCAGAGTAATGAAGGCATGACGCTCATGGACTCGCGGGATAAGTTTGAAACCCATCAGTACAGCTTCAGTGGTCTGGATGACATCCTTTCGCAGTTTGTAGAACAGATTAGTGGCGCTGTTGGTATCCCACTGGTGCGGTTGTTCGGACAGTCCCCGAAAGGATTTTCTACCGGTGATGCAGACCTTGCCAACTATTACGATCGCATCAGTTCGTTGCAGGAGAGGCGTTTACGTCTTCCGGTGCGGCGGATACTGGACATCATGCATCGTTCGGAACTTGGCAAGCCGCTGCCGGACGATTTCACGTTTGAGTTTAACCCGCTCTGGCAAATGTCTGATGTCGATCGCTCAACGGTGGCGTTAAACACCACCAACGCAATCAGTACGGCGCTGGGTGATGGTCTGATGACACTGAAAGCCGCTATGACTGATTTGCGAGAAAATTCTGACGTAACCGGCATCGGGGCATCCATTACCGACGAGGACATCGAGAATGCCGAAGATGAAGCGCCGCCCGGCATCGGCGAACCTGATGACGAACCGCAGGAGCCGTCAGGCGGAAATCCGGTATCGAACCAGCCTACGCAGGATAGCGAGGGCGGTCGGAGACATCGTAAATGGTCGCTACGATGGTTCAAATGACAGTATCACGGAAATTATTGCGGCGCTGGAGCGTTACAGTGAAATCATCACCCCCTGGGCGACAAAGGTCGCGGAAAACTTTACTGCGGACCTAACCCGGCAGAACGAGAAAGTTTGGCGGCAACACAGCAAGAACATCAGTCGCGAGCTCCGCAATCTTGTGGAAAGCGCTCCTGTGGGCCAGGTGATGCAATCCATCATCGCCGAACAGGTCAAGTACATCAAATCTCTGCCTCTCGAGGCCGCAGACAGGGTGTACGACATCCAGAACAAAGCGATAGAGGCTGTTGTCACCGGTGGTCGGGCGGAGCAGTTTGCTAAAGAGATTGCATCTACCGGCGATGTTGCTAAGTCTAGGGCCGATCTGATTGCCCGAACGGAACTGGGAAGAGCAACGGGCGCGCTGGATATGGCCCGAGCGATAGCTATTGGCTCGGATGGTTATATTTGGCGTACAGCCGATGATGGCGATGTCCGAGATTCCCACGATCACATGAAAGGTAAATTCGTCCGCTGGGATTCACCTCCAACTTTGGACGGCATGACCGGCCACGCGGGCGAGCTGCCAAACTGCCGCTGCTATAAAGAGATCGTGTTTGTTCGCGTTCCATTCGCAATGAAAAGGGCAGCATAACCCATGAAATACTTTTTTGAGACCAGGCTCGGGGAAACCCGATACCGCCTGGCTGACGGCTCGTTGCTGTGCAAAGACGTGCCGATAGGACGAACAGGTAAGCAGCTCTATGGTGCTGATGACCTGCCAAAACTGAAACCCGATAAGTTCGGTGAAATAGTCGTCACGCGTTCTCCTGAGCAGGTATTCCATCCGGCCACGCTTGCCTCATTCGAAGGGATGAGCATCACGATCCTGCATCCTGAAGATGAAAACGGGAATGTGCGGCTGGTAAATCCCGAGAACTGGAAAGAGCTTGCTGTCGGGCACCTCCAGAATGTCCGGCGCGGGACGGGTGAGCAGTCTGATTTGATGCTGGCTGACCTTATCGTCAAAGACGAAAGCGCCATTCAGCTTATCGAAGATGGCCTGCGCGAAGTGTCGTGCGGCTATGACGCGGAGTACGAGCAGACCGAGCCAGGTAAAGCCGAGCAGGTCGATATTACCGGAAACCATGTGGCTCTTGTCCCTAAAGGCAGAGCCGGAAATCGTTGTGCAATTGGAGACAGAGACACAATGGCAAATCAAAAGAAAAACTGGTGGAACCGCATGCGTGCGGCCATCAAGACAGGAGATGCCGACACCATGAACGAACTGGTGGAGTCGGCTCCCGCATCGGTTACAGGAGATGAGGGGGATTTGCCGCAGGGCGTTAATCTCAACATCAACCTGTCCCCGCAGCAACCACTACCGGACAAAGCACCAGAGATGGGCGGAGATCCAACCGGCGACAGTGATGATGACCTCAAAACATTACTGAAAGCCCTGCTGGCTAAGCTGGAAAGAAATGCCACGGGCGATAACGATAATAAGCCTGACGATAATCCGACCGGTGACGGCGAGGACGATGAAGAGGAAACCACGATTACTGGTGACTCAGCCTGGCGTGCCGAAGTTATCGTTCCGGGTATCGATCTGAGCCGTAAGATGAAACCGACCGCGTTCAAACGCGAGGTTCTGGCTTCTGCTGACAAAACGCTGGTTCGCCAGATAGTCGGTGATGCGGATATCCGCAAATTACCGAAACAATCGGTCGACATGGCGTTTAATGCCGTGTCTGAGGTTGCCAAAGGGCGAAACACCCGCGCCACCACCGGCGATGCACAGCGCCTAAACATGGGCATGACCAGTATCGCTTCCCTGAACAAACAAAACGCTGAATTCTGGGCAAACCGTAAAGGGTAAAAAATGAATAATGTATTTCTGTACCGGATGCCTGTTGGCATTGCCGGGGCTGTCTCTCGCCCGCAGGACTTAACCGTCGAACCGGTGGTCCTTAAATCCGATAACGCCTTCGCTGCCTATGGCCTGGCTGGTAAATACGATGATGACGGTTTTTTCGTGCCGCTGGCAGATGGTGATACCGCAGACAAGGTGAAGGGGATCTACGTGCGCCCTTATCCGACCACGTCGCAGCCGGACATGGTTCGCCAGGTGGGAACAGGCAAGAACTTCCCGGGCGACGCCATGAAGCGTGGCTACGTGACCGTTAATCTCGGTTCTGATTTTGATGCCAGCACTATCAAAAAAGGCGATCCGGTATACGTTGTCGTCTCCACTGATGAATCCATCAAAGTGCCGCTGGGTGGATTCATGTCCACGTCAGTCAGTGGCAAAAACGTGGTGCTGACCAACGCTGAATTCACAGGTGCCGGTGATGCTGACGGCAATGCAGAAATTTCCTGGAAGATTTAAGGAACAGACGAATGAGGTGATGCTGCCAACTTACTGATTTAGTGTATGATGGTGTTTTTGAGGTGCTCCAGTGGCTTCTGTTTCTATCAGCTGTCCCT